GTTAAGATGCAACAATTAATTGAAGACAAAACCGGGTCACAGCGTGAACTAGAGAAGAAAGAAGAACGCGGATCCCATACCGGGCCTAGCAAGAAAGCTAGAGGGTATAAAAAACCGTCTGTCGGGTCTAATAAAAAACCTATATCAAAAGATCAGACAAGACGAAGGAGGCCTACCAAGGTGGTAGAGGTTAGGAGCATGGCGAAAAAAGCCGTTTGCCCTGACTCTACAGGTAGGTCCTCACTTAAACGCCCAGTGTCTAAACTTCCCCAAAGTCCTAATGTTAACATTAAGAATAAGGGTGGTAAAGTTTCACAGACATGTTCCAAATCTTCTCAGAACAAAGAGAGGGTTTCGGAAAGAAGTTTCATTCGCCGACAGGGGACCGTGGTGGCCCCCAAGGCAGAAGTAATGATACCAGCTTCTGAAACAAAAGGTTCAAATTCAGAATCCCCGAGCCGAAAGTGCAATTGGAAACCGCACTTGGCTTACTTTTCAAAGGAAGATTTTCTCAAATCCTTTGAAACAAAAGGGATCCCTGTTGCGGAATCTGAAATAGTGTTAATGTGCTTTGATGCGCTTCTTGATATTTTTTATATGCATGGCTTACGTCATAGTGTAGAGGAAGTAGATGAGAAGTACAAAAAGAAGTTAGCTAAATGCTATCTCCGGTCCTGTACCAGTGCTCTAGACTACCTTATAGGCAAACCGTCTGGGAGTTGGATTAAGTATTTTAAGGTTAGATGTGGCAACTTTTATAGTGCATGTCGAAATCAAATGCTGATTCCAACGGACATTCCAGATAGGCCCGATGTTCTATTCGGTGGTATTGTGTTTCAGTATCAAACCAAAATCTTGAAGCATTCGCGACTCTGGCCCCAGTTCTTGGAAACCTCTCTTCTATCGAAGAAGGGTATGCCAAGAGCTAGCGAGAATCTGCTTTTGCAGAAAATGAGAGAGTATACTGAAACCATGACCACACCGCTAAATCTTACTGATGAGGAATCAGAGAACGTTAACGCTCTCGTTCCGTATATCGACCGCGTAGTTAATCACTTGTTTCTAAAAAACAAGATGAAATACGAGGATTTAGTAAAACCGTATTTTCCTTCCACGTCCTCAAACTATAACCGCTCTCGAAGAGAGGCAGGTCAAGTAGGCGAAGTTGTAGAAGTAGCGAACATGCTATGGACACATCTAGAGGGAAGTATTAAAACAAAAAAAGTCCCAATCGAAGTACTCGAGACTGAGAGTCCCAACTATCAGACACAGCAGAATGAAAAAACTGCTGTATACTGTGAAGAAGAAGTCTTGGGTGTAGAAGATGAAGATATCAACAAGGCGTATGAAGAGCTCTGGATCGAGACTCTTCTTGAAGCTTTGCAGCACGAGAGGCCATTGGTTTCACCATTAGCCCTCGCTGAGGCATTAAAAATACGTATGATCACCAAAGGACCACCTAAAACCTATTTTGTGCTCAAACCCATACAGAAATTTATGTGGGAGGCACTTAAGAATAAGCCCTGCACTCAGCTGGTTGGAAAACCGCTGACTGCAGAGATTATTGATAAGGTTATTGGCGTGGTTGATCCTGAAACCGAAGAGGTCGCTTCCGGAGATTATTCGGCAGCTACAGACGATATTCCGACAGAATTGTCAGAATATGTAGTTGCTGCGTTTGCGAAGGTAGCCCTCTGTAACCTCGGTCAAGAAATTACCGAGGCGCTTCAGTTTTTAATGCTTAACGCGACAACGCGTCATGTCTATGTTGATAGTGAGAGTGGTGAAGAAAAGCTACAGATGAGAGGCCAGTTGATGGGCTCGATCATAAGTTTCCCCATACTATGCATTATTAATTTTGCAGTATGTTTGAGGGCTTATGAGCAGTCAACTGGAAAGAGATGTAAAAGTCTTTACAATCTCCCAATTTTAATAAATGGTGATGATTGTCTCATCAAAGGTCTTAAAGGTATTTACGACCACTGGCTTGCAGCGCAGAGGGGTATCTTCAAGCCTTCCATCGGGAAGGTCTACGTAGGAAACTTCTGTGTCATGAATTCATTAAACTTTCACTATAATCTGGACCATTGGGAACAAACGCCAAGAATCAACTTGGGTCTGGTGTACGGCTTTAAAAGGTCGTCCTGCGCTGGAAATAATAAAATTGACAACGTCATGGACATCTCCACCAAGCAACGAAAGTTGTTGAGGGAGTGTCACCCTGACAGTTGGGAACTTGTTAACAAGTTCTTTTTTTATTATAACAGCCGGACTATAAAGTCTTACCGCGGACCGTGGTTTCTTCCGAAGTATGTTACTGGACTAGGTCTAGTAGGAAAGCCAAGCAATACTGATAAGTATTATGGAGCTGCTTTTAAGATGTTAAAATTGACAGATAAAGTAGTAACCGTGAACGAACCCAGTGAATGGCAAATGCATGCTTCAGTAATGAGAGATTTCAAAATCCCTGTAGGATTTTCTACGCTCGTTCGTGCCCCTCTTCAAGAGAAGATGGTAGACATGAATGTCCTTAGTAATAAAGGATACACAACACTTGTCCTGTCAAGTCTTTTTCGAAAGACTTTAGATCAGTTGAAGGTGGAGTGCAAGAATAGTAGAAAAATCTACAAGAAATCTCTTAGAAGCAATGAGAAGCTATGGAACCAGGCCAAGAAGGCAAACCTTAGGGGAGTTATTCCTCTCAGTGATGCTGAATGTGATGATTTGAAGGTTGTTTCAAAGATGCTAGTGGCGAATATGAGTGATTTAGATCGTTTGTATAGCTAGTATAGTATTTTTGCAACTTTTTTTGTTGGTTCTTTTTTTATGATTTTTGTAAGGCTGGTCGAAAGACCTGGAAGCCCTTGCTATAAAGAAAGATCTAAGGTGATGTGTGACTTAGTGCGAGTCCTGAAGTAATTCTATTTTGAAC